ACCCGCTTCGCGCAAAACTCCCTTTTTGCCGCAACTCATACCCGGGAAGGAGGCGATCGCATGGGTAGACGGGCTAGGCCAGTTGAACTCTTGGTACTGAATGGAAAGAAGCACTTGACGAAGGATGAGATCCAAAAGCGGAAGGAGGGCGAGGCCCGGCTCCGGCCTGCCGCCGATGCGGTCAGGGCTCCCTCCTGGCTGGACAAGGAAGCTAAGAAAATATGGCGCCGGGCCGTTAAGGCTTTGGGACCGCTGGAGATCCTCACCAACGCCGATGTTGACCAGCTGGCGCTGTTCTGCGACGCCGCAGCACGGTACGCCGAATGTTCCCGTCTGATCCAGGAGCAGGGGATCATTATTGAAACGGAGCGGGGGCCCATGCAGAATCCGGCTGTGGCGGCGCAATCGAAATACGCCTCCATTGTGGCACGTCTTGGCGGCAAGTTCGGACTTGACCCATCCGGCCGGGCTTCTATCGCTATCCCAAAGGGTGACGATAAGCCCAGGGACAAGTTCGAGGAGTTGTTTGGATCATGACCCAGGTGCCGCTGGATGCCGTTACCCAGTTTGCTGAGGATGTGACCGGCGGCCGGGTTGTCACGGGCAAGCTGGTGCGGCTGGCATGCGAGCGCCATCTGAAAGATCTGGACAGGCAGGGGACGGGTGAGTTCCCATATATGTTTGAACCCGCTCGGGCTGAGCGGGTGTTTGCGTTCTATGGGTTCTGCCGGCACGTCAAGGGCAAGTTGGCCGGTAAGCCAATCATCTTGGAACCCTGGCAGAAGTTCATCCTCGGCAGCCTGTTCGGATGGGTGCATAAGGATACGGGCCTGCGGCGTTTCCGCAAAGCCTATGTCCAAGTTGGCCGGAAGAACGGCAAGTCCACGCTCCTCTCCGGCCTGGGGCTCTACATGCTCATGGTGGACGGCGAGTGGGGCGCCGAGGTCTATGCAACTGCCACGAAGGCTGACCAGGCCCGAATTGTCTATGACGCGGCCCGAACCATGGCGATTCGCTCCCCAGATCTGCTGAAGCGCCTGGAACCGGGTCGGGCCAGGACGGTGTTTCCGGAGACCGAGAGCGTGTTCATGCCGCTGTCGAAGGACACCAAGAGCCTGGATGGCCTGAATCCCCACCTCGGCATTATCGATGAGTACCATGCCCATCAGACCTCCGAGATGTACGACGTCATCGTTTCCGGCATGGGCCAGCGGGCGCAGCCCCTTCTATTCATCATCACCACGGCGGGGTTTGACCTCTCCTCTCCCTGCTATGAGGAGTACACCTACTGCGTCAAGATCCTCAACCAAGTGCTCGAGAACGAGGAGTACTTCGTTTACATCGCCCAGCTGGACCCCGACGACAACCCGCAGGACGAGTCGGTCTGGATCAAGGCCAATCCCCTCCTGGCAACCACCGAGGAGGGGATGAATTATCTGCGGGGCGAGCTCCGGGCGGCCCTCGATGTGCCATCCAAGATGCGCAGTTTCCTCACGAAGAACATGAACATCTGGGTAGACCAGGCGGAGGACGGCTACATGCCGATGGACAAGTGGCGAGCATGCGCTGCCTCGGCGGAGCATCCCATGCCCGATTTGGAGGGGATGCCATGCTATGTGGGGGTTGACCTGTCGGCGAAGATCGACCTTACCAGCGTGGCATTCGAATTCCCGCTCGGCGACGGCCGGTTCGCTGTTCTGAGTCATTCGTTCATGCCTGAGGAGACACTGGCAACCAAGCTCAAGACCGATAAAGTTCCCTATGACCAGTGGGCTCGGGACGGATACATCACGGTGACGCCAGGAACCGTGGTGGACTACCAGTGGATCCGCCAGTACATCAAGGAACAGGCTGCAGAGCACGGCTGGGTCATTCGAGAGGTCTGCGTGGATCCCTGGAATGCCACCCAGTTCGCCACCGACATGATGAACGACGGCTTCCAGGTGGTGGAGGTCATCCAAGGGATTCGGACGCTCTCTGAGCCGACGAAGCATTTCCGAGAGCAGGTGTTCGCCCGGAAGGCTATCCACGACGGGAACCCGGTCCTGACCTGGGCGATGAGCAACGCCGTCACCCGGGAGGACCACAACCAAAACATCATGCTGGACAAGAAAAAGGCGCGGCAACGGATTGACCCCGTAACTGCGCTAATGAATGCCCATGTTCGGGCGATGCATCAGGCGGAAAATCAAGTTGATGTATCCGAATTTACCACCCAAGAGTTCCTGCAGAAGCTATGGGGGTGATGAGCATTCGCAGGGCACTAATGCAGACGCTGATTCAGTACGCCGATGACCTGCTGACACTGGCTGGCCTCGGCGTTATTGTCTGTGCATCGTACCTGCTGCACCCGATTGCCGGACTCTATGCGTTGGGATTATCCCTCGTTCTGGTGGGAATGGCAGTCGGAAAGGCGGCGGGTGGGAGGTGATGTGAGTGCTCATCCAGCGAGCTCTGAATCCGCCCGAAAGGCGGGAGCAGCAGGTAGTGAGCCTTCAGGACCGGCGCCTCCTGGAACTGCTCGGAGTAGACGTCGATGAGGTTTCTGTCCGCGGGCTCAACGCCCTCAAAGAGGCTACCGTCTATGCTTGCATCCGCATCAGGTCCTCAGCTGTTGCCAAGCTCCCCATGAAAGTCTACCAGGATCAGGACGGGGCCATTAGACGGGCCAGCGATCACTATCTCCAGCGACTGCTGAAGCTCAGGCCGAACCCATATATGACAGCCTCCACGTTTCAGCGAACCATGGAGGTGCAGAACTGCCTCCACGGCAACGCCTACGCCCTGCTGGAAGTGGACCGCAGGGGGCAGGTCACGGCGCTGTATCCGTGCGATGCCGCCAAGATGGAGGTCTGGGTCGATGATGTTGGCTTGGTGGGACCGCAGAATCGACTTTGGTACATCGTCAACGTCAACGGAGAGCGCCGGCGGCTCAACGCCGACGAGGTCATCCACATCAAGGGCCTCACCACGGATGGTCTGGTGGGTATCGCCCCGCTGGAATACCTCCGGTACCTCATCGAGAATGGCGCCGCAGCAACGAAATTCATCAACCAGTTCTACCGCCAGGGCCTCCAGACGAAGGGTATTGTCCAGTATGTAGGTGATCTGACTCCTGAGGCACAGAAGCGGTTCCGTGAGAAGTTTGAGGAGATGTCGAGCGGTCTGAAAAACGCCCACCGCATCAGCCTGATGCCGGTGGGTTTTCAGTTCCAGCCCATCTCTCTTTCCATGGCGGATGCCCAGTTCGTACAGAACACAGAGTTGACGATCAGGCAAATCGCAAACGCATTTGGCATCAAGATGCACCAGCTCAACGATTTGAGCCGAGCCACCCATACCAACATCGCCGAGCAGCAGCGGGAGTTCTATGTTGAGACCCTCCAAGATCTCCTTACCGAGTACGAGCAGGAGTTTACTTACAAACTCCTCTTGGACGCGGAGATTGAGCAGGGCTACTATCTGCGGTTCAACGTGGATACCATCCTTCGCTCGGACATCAAGACCCGGTATGAGGCATATCGCACTGGCGTCCAGGGCGGTTTCCTTACGCCGAACGAGGTCAGGGCCCTGGAGGAAATGCCGGCGCTCGATGGAGGCGATCAACTACTCGTCAACGGCAACATGATTCCCATCACCATGGCGGGCCAGCAGTACATCAAGGGGGGTGATAACCCTGGCGAAGAAGGGCGAGCGGATACCGGCCCCGATGATGCCTGAAATCAGGGCGTTGCCTGGTCTGGAGTTCCGGGAGCGGTCAGAGGGCGATACAACAATCAGAACCATAGCCGGCGTAATTAAGTACGAGACCGATTCGTTTGTCATGCGGGATTGGCTTGGCGATGAGTTCGTTGAGCGGATCGCCAAAGGGGCATTTGACAAGTCACTCAGAGAGAACAGGATTCTGGCTCTATGGAGTCACGACACCCGTCAAGTGCTGGCGAGCACCAGCAGTCAGACCCTGCGTCTTGAGAACAAAGACGATGGCCTTCATTTCGAGGCTGACCTGCCTGATACGACTGCCGGCCGGGATGCCTGGGAGTCGATCAAGCGGGGGGATGTCGATGGCGTCTCGTTTGGTTTCATCTGCCGGAAGGACAAGTGGAGCAAGGAGGATCGGGGAAAAGAAAAGCCTCCCCTATACCGCCGGACCGTCCTGGACGCAGACCTGCGTGAAATCAGCCCTGTGGCATTCCCGGCGTACCCATCCAACAGCGTCAACATTCGGTCTCTGGATGAGTACCGGGATAGCCTCACCTCTGCCAAGCAGGAGGAGCGCAAGCGTCGTCTGTCAATTGAACTGGAGCTGCTGTAGCGGCTCCATTTTCATTTGCCGACCAACGATTTTCCGAGGAGGAACGAGCAAGCATGACTAAGGAGATGCGTGAGATCCTGGCTCGAATTGCCCAGTTGAAGGCCGAGGCCCGTTCCCTCATGGGCGAGAACAAGCTCGATGAAGCCGAGGCCAAGACCGCCGAGATCCGTGAATTGAATCGGCGGCTCGAACTTCTGAAAAGCCTGGAGGATGACGACGCGGACGCCGGCATTCAGGTGGGCAAGCGGGACCGCAGTGCTGAGGAACTGGAGCAGGAGTACCGCAGTGTGTTCCTGAAGGGCCTGCGTCGGCAGCGGGTAACCGCTGAGGAACGGTCCATCGTCGCAGAGTACCGTGCCATGCATACCGGGGCAGTCACGGATGATGAGGACGGTGACTCCAGCCTGATCGTCCCCGAAGATGTGCAGACCACCATCAACGAACTGATGCGGTCCATGAACGACCTGTCTCAGTATATCTCCAGCGAGTCCGTGCGGACGTTGACTGGCTCTCGGGTATTGGAGAAGGATTCCAGCCTGACCCCATTTGCCACGGTAACTGAACTCGGCACCATCGGCGAGACCGACAACCCCCAGTTCGTCGGCGTGAACTATGCGCTGGTGAAGCGTGCCGGCATCCTGCCGATCTCCAATGACCTGTTGAAGGCTACTGACCAGGCGCTCCTGCGCTACGTGACTCGGTGGATCGCCAAGAAGCATGTTGTCACCAAGAACACCATCATCGCCGCCGTGCTCGACACCATGAGCAAGCAGGACGTTGCTGATTTCAAGGGCATCAAGAAGCTGCTCAACACCATGCTCGACCCGGCCATCGCCCAGACGGCGACCTGGCTCACCAACCAGGATGGTTTCAACTGGCTGGATGAGCAGGAGGACCAGAACGGCCGGCCTCTCCTTCAGATGGACCCGACCCAGCCGACCCGGCGCCTGCTCCTGGGCCGGCCGGTGATCGTGGTGGCGAACCGCTTCCTGCCGTCCACTACCGGTTCGCCCGCCAAGGCGCCGCTGATCGTGGGCAACCTGGAGGAGCTCGCCATCCATTTCCACCTGGGCCGGTACGAGCTCATGGCCACCAACATCGGCGGCGACGCGTTCAAGCGTGACAGCACCGATCTCCGGGTCATCACCTACGATGATGCCAAGCTATGGGATACCAGCGCAGCAGTGTTTGGTCAGCTGAGCCTCAGCTAATGGTAGGGCGGCTAATCCCCGCCCTACCTCCCTTTTCGGGGGTGGTGACGCATGGCTAGTTGGCTGACCATCGCCGAGGTGAAACCGTTCCTGCAGTGGGATGCGACCGAGACGATCTACGATCCCCTCCTGCAATTGGTCATCGACGGCACATGCCAGGCGGTAGAGGAGTACATTCGGCGCCCGGTGATCGCTCGGGAACTGATGACCACCAGCGATGGCGGCTCGGACACAGTGTTCCTGACGCCCACGGTGTTCGCCATCGCATCGGTGACTGAGGGCGGCGTGGCCCTCACTGAGACCGACTATGCACTGTACCCGGAGACGGGCATCCTGCGGCGGCGGGCCGGCTGCAGGCCGGTGCGGTGGCAGGCCGGGCTCCAGAGCGTCGTTGTGACCTATACGGCTGGGCTGGCGAGGACTGCCGAAGAAGTGCCGCCGAACGTCCGCATTGCGGCGATGATCGGATGCAAGTTCCTGTTGCGGAACGGGCCGGAGGACTACGGCACTCGCTTGGGCGATGGGGTGATGATCCGTCCGGACAAATTCCCCCGCCAGTCCCTATGGCTCCTGGACCCATACCGGGTGGTGTAGCCCATGGCTGAGAGACAGGGACCAATTTGGATCAGGGTTGAGATCGACCCGGCGTTCCGCAGGGCTCTCCGAGAAGCGCCTGATACGGTGCAGGAGCGCATGAGAAATGCCCTGGGCGAGGCCATGGGCATCATGCGGGACTCGATCCAGGACGAGATCCGGAGGGCCGGTCTAGTGCGATCCGGCCGCATGCTGAAAGCAACACGGTCATCCGTGTCTCGGAGCCGCCGAGGCGACTGGACGGGCCGGGTGCGGATCCGGCGGTTCTACGGGCGGTTCCACAATACCGGCGCCACCACAGTGGTGCAGGAGACGCTCCGGTTTCCCATCTCTGATGTGGTGGAGATCACAGAGATCGGCGGCCGCCAGTTAAAGCGGGCCCGCTACCAGCGACTCAACATGAGATGGGTCACACTCAAACCGGGCACGGTAATCCGCAGCCCGGCGACCCGGTTTTTCGACCGTGGCGTCGAGTCACAGGAACAACGGGTGCTGCACATGTTCCAGCAGGCACTGGCGCAGGCCATCAAACAGGAATTCGGGAGGTGAGCCGGTGGCAGATACGATCATCGAGACGGTGGCGGAGGCGATTCACCGCACACTCATGGCAACCGGCCGATTCGCCACCGGCTATGCCTATGCGACGGCCAAAACCGGCGCCCGTCCCACGTTCAACGTTTGGTGGGCCGGATTCCGGGATAGTGGGCCTGAGGGCCGCTCTGCTCACCAGCCGACCACCACCACATTTCAGTACATCGTGGAGGTCCGGGACAACCTCACAGCTGACGCGGAGGGTGCGCAGCGACGGCTTATGGGGCTGGTGACAGCCTGCCGGGATGCACTCATGCGGGACAACCGCCTGGGGCCGACCAGGGGAGTGCTCCGGTCCAGGCTCATCAGCGGGTCGGTTGACATCGATACTGAAACAGACCAGGCCATGTTAGTGGCACAGCTCATCATCGAGGTAGACTATGCCGGCGCCTGGGTGGCGCCTTAGGGAGGGATTCAATTGGCTGGTACGCTGGCTACCGCAGTCGCCTATATCGAGATCGACGACTGCAAAATCGCCGAGCTGCTAACAGACAGCGGAGCGGGCCCCACCTATGGGGAGCCCATCGACATCCCCAGCATCATGGAACTCACGGCACAACTCCAGATCCGGTCCGTGCTTCGTGAGGGAGACGCAAAGGTGTCCGGGGTGTACACTAAGGTAACCCACGCGACAGGCAACCTGAGCGCCAACGCCGTGCCTCTTGAGGCCCTATCCGTCATGGTGGGAGGCACTCTGACCGACGAAGGCACTTCGCCTGATGCAGTCAAGAAGCTGCGTGTCGGTGGCAACGCCAAGGGAAAGTATTTCAAGATCGAAGGCCGGGCCGTCCAGGTAGATGGCATCGACGGTGTCGCCGCCGGCGCCCGGATCGTCATCTACAAGGCCCGTCTCACCGGTTCGCCGACCCTGGGGTTCAACGATCAGTGGGCCAATATCAGCGCCGAATTCACCGCTGTGGCAACCAACAGCGATGACACCATCCTTGAGTTTATTGTCGAGGAGACGCAGAGCGAACTGGGCTCCGAGTAAACCCCCAAAAGTGCAAGCCCCCGGATTTGCTCCGGGGGCTCCAAGTTTAGCCGGGGGCTACCCGGTCAGGGCGTTTACCACAACCGGGCAACCAGCAAGATGATTAGACCAATCACCACGCAGGCGGAGACGATGGCGGGAATGCCTCTCGCCAGTTCTGTGTTGCCGCTACGTTCGGCCCGGATCCGCAGTGGTTCAGAGATAAAGAAGGTCAGGAACACCAAGGCGAGCAGCAGTAGGATGATGAGCCACGTCATGGGCGGTTCCCCCTTTTCCAGATGGAGGCCAGAACTATGAACCTGACTGATTTGGTGCCCGATCCAATTATCATTCAACTTGATAGACCGCGCAAGCTGGAGTACAAGTTCAGATCCTGGCGGTACCTGGAGGACCGTTTCGGTAGCATGGAAGCCGTACTGGCGGCAGTGGACAGCTTGAGGCAGAAACGGGGCCCCGTATTGGAAAATCTCCTGTACTTGCTGTGGGCAGGCCTCATCCAAGAGGATCCGAGTCTAACGGTGGAGCAGGTAGAGGATTGGCTGGATGCCTTCCGATTCCCGGAGTATGCCCTGGCAGTCAGTCAGGCGATTGTCCGCGCATTCCCGCCAAAGGGCGCAAATGAAAACCGCCCTCACGAGCCCGGCGCCAGCGCAAATGGGACTGGTGCTGGGCATACTACTTCGCCCGGGCAATCTGCGGGCTAAGCGAGGAGGAATGGTGGGACCTCGATTTTCGCCGGCTGTTTGCCTTAGCCGAAGGCCGGCGGCTGGACACAACACCTGATGACCATGGAACGATGTCGGGGGTAGCGCCCCGGGTGACAGCAGGAGTGACAGGTGGTATCAGGGTAAGGAGGCGAGCACGTGGCGAAGCGGACTGATCTGGAGGTAGTCGTTACTACTCGGCAGGAGCTGGACAAGGGCCTCCGGGAGGCAGAGAACAGGCTGAAACGGTTCGCTGACACCGTGGAGTCCACCCTGAGCACCATAGCCTGGGGGCAGATCACTCAGCAGATCGCCAAGATGGGGCAGGAAGCGATCAACGCCTACCAGGAACAGCAGCGGGCCATGTCAGGCCTGTCCGCCATCGCTCGGGCCTATGGGCAGGACCAGGCGGCGGTAGAGCAGGCTGTCCGGTCACTGACAGACAACGGAATCCTGCCACTCACATCGGCGGCTACAGCGCTGCGCAACCTGCTGTCCACCGGACTGTCGCTGGACCAGGCCGTCGAGTTGGTCCAGGTTTTCGAGGATCGTGCGGCTGTTGGCCGGGCGGAAAGCATCTCGTTTGCTCAGGCCGTTGAGAACCTGAGCCAGGCCTTCAAGACCGAATCGAGCGAGCTGGGAGATCTCTCGGGGATGACTGAGAATTACTCTCAGATCCTCGAGGTAGGCGCCCAGACGCTCGGGAAATCAGTCAATGAGCTGACGCAGGCCGAACGGGCCCAGGCAAAATACCTGGGGGTCCTGCAGCTATCCCAGCCATATATCGGCTCTGTGGCGACTGTGATGGACGATCTGTCGTCCAAACAGGCCAAACTGCAGTCCACCACTAAAGAGGTAGCGGCGACGCTCGGCGATGCGCTGGCGCCTGTTTCTGAGCAGTATACCGAGATCGTGACAGAGGCGGCAGAGGCTCTCGGCAGGTGGATCAAGTACAACGATGAAGCGGCCCGTAGCCTGACCCTTGCGGTCGGCGGGGCGACAGCCGCCGTTACCGCCGTGACCGCTCTGACTGCAGCGATTCGACTGCTATCCAGTGCCCTCGGCGGCGGCTGGATCGCTCTTGCTGTGACTGGCGTTTCCGCACTCGCTGGGGCCGTCGGCGGCCTGACTGTGGCCCAGAAGACTCATTCGGTTGAGGCCAGCAGGAATGCCACCGAGGTCTACGACCTGATGCGGAAATACGAAGCTCTGCGCAGGGTGGTGGACGATGCCACCAGTTCGGTCGAGGACAAGGAACTGGCGATGACTCAGTTGAAAAACGTGACCCAGCAACTGATTGATCTGCAGCCCGTCCTCGCCGTGGCATTTGACGACGAAATGCGTCTGATTGGCGCACAAACGGATAAATACAACGAGTTGCGGGCCGCCGTGGAGGCCGTCACCAGGGCCAAACTGCAGCAGAAAGTGGTTGAGGCCGAGCAGAACCTGGCGAGCCTGCAGGCGACCCGCGAGCAAATTGCTGCTCGATACGACGCCCGAACATTTAGCGGGTTCCTCAGACAGCTAACGGATCCCGAACTACAGGGCTACGTTACGCCTGAACAGGTGCGGGCCAGGTCGCAGGAATTGGCCGCTGCAGACCCGGATATGCGACTGGTTGAAGCCGAGATAAGGGTTGCACAAGCGGAACTGGAGGCTGCCAAACTCGCTCTGGCAAACATGGACAAACCGTTGTCTGCGACAGAGGTCATGAGCAGAAGTACTGGCAGAAACGTGTATACCAGCAGTGGAATCAGTACCAGCGGTTCGACCACATCCACCACCGACCCTGTGGCGGCTGCTCTGCGGGCGCTGGAACACCAGCGCACCATGGGGTATATCGACACGCAGGGCTATATCGCCGGCCTGGAGCAGATCAAGGAAGCCTACGCCGTGACCGCTGACCAACTCATGGACATCGATGAGCGGATCAAGCGGGCCCGTGATCAGATGACGGCCGACGAGATCGCCAACGCCGAGGCTGCCCGCAAGGCGAAGATCGACGCAGCCACCAAATGGATGGACTGGTCCATCCGCATGGGGTTCATGTCCACTGAGCAGGAGATCGACCGGATCAACGAGATCCTCCAGACCTACGAACTGACTGAGGACGAGGTGATGGATCTCGTCGCCCGTCGCTACGAAGCCGAGCAGCGACTCAGCAGCGAGGCGGCCAAGAGCGAGGAGGAACGGGTCCGGAATGCTCTCGCCCTCATCAACCATCGGCGGGCGATGGGTGAGGTGAGCCTGCAGGAGGAGATCGAGGCCCTAGAGGCCCACCTCGAGCAGGAGCAGGCGTACTACGAGACCCACACTGACGAGCTCTGGGACATCCAGGAGCGCCTCTATGACCTCCGGGAGCAGGCTCGGCAGGAAGATCTGCGAGCCGAAGAGGAGGCCGCGAGGAAGATCCAACAGGCATGGGAGGATGCTCAAAAGCGGGTGGCCCAGGCCATATCTGCCCTCCGTGATCTCCTTCGAGAGGAACAGGAGCGCGATCTGGATCGTCTGGAGCGCAGGTACAGCGAAGAAGAGGCCCGGCAACAGCAGCGCATCGACCAGCTGCAGGAGGAACTGGACGCTCTCCGTCAGCGAAATAAGGAAGAGGACCGGGCGCTCAAGTTGGCCGAACTCCGGAAGCAACTGGAGGAAGCCGAAGCTAGCGGCCCACTGGAAGAGTTCATCACCGCCACCGGTGAGCGGATCTGGCGCAACCGCCAGGCCGAGGAGTTGCGGGAGCGGATCGCCGAGGAGGAGCGCCAGCAAGAGCGGGAGCGCCAGGAGGAGCGGCTCCAGGATCAGATTCGGGCCGAGCAGGATAGGCTCCAGGCCATGCGGGAGTCCCATCAGGAGGCCCTGGCTGACCGCCGGCGGTACTGGTCTGACCTGCTGGACCTCGACGATGATCAACTCATCGAGATGGTGCAGCAGACCGATTTGCATTTTGGTGACTGGTACAGCACCATGGAGGACTGGCTGGAAAACGCCAGGGTAATGACGGAGCACCAGGCGGATGCCATCACGGATGAGTTGGACCGGATCACTCGGGAGATCCGGGACGCACAGGATGCTCTGGACGAGCTCAACCGGAGCGGCGTCCTGGTGGTGCCCGAGGCTGTCAGTCTGCCGGCCAGCTATCGCAACACCGTCAACGTGGGTGGCGTCTCGGTGAACGTCACGGTCCAGGGTGGCAGCAGTCCGCAGGCGACAGCGGCGGCAGTGGCGGCAGCAGTGCCTGGAGCAGTCACCGAGGCGCTCGACCTCGCGGCTGCCAGGTCCGGCGCTCGGTTTGGCCTCCGGCTCTACTAGGGAGGCGATCACATGCGAGTCATCGCCTACGAAAACGGACGGCTCATCACAGACGAACGGGACGCTCTCACATCGGGAGCGTCCCTGCTCATGCTGATCGACGGCACCGGCTCCCGAGTGATCCGGGGCGGTGTTTTCTATATCGACGGCCAGATGGCGGCACCTGGTGAGTACCGCCTGATGACCGATGGCGGAAACGCTATGGTAGTTACGGTGGACGAGAACGGCATGGCGACCTATACCGTGGAATGGGGAGGCGAGAAGGATGCCTAGGGGCATAGTGGCAACTATCGAGATGCCGAATCCGCCGGCTCTGGAGCCGACCGAGACGGGGGCTGCCACCCAGGGGCCTGCCTACCGCCTCGACGTGGCCGCTGTATCCACGGAGCCCCTAGTGATTACCACACCGGATGGCTGGACTCTGTCGTGGCGTCCCACTGATCTGTGGTACATTGATGGGATGGGTATGTTGGACCCGATTATCGGCAGTACGCCGTCCAGGGTTGAGGTGAGCGGTCGTCTGGCCCGGTACACACGGAGTTTCCCTTCATGCGACGACCTGTTTGTGGCAGAGGCCGAGCGCGTGAAGCATTACATTGTCATCCACGAGAGACCTCGTGCCCCAGTGTCGTATCTGTCTGGACAGATTGACTTCTGCGTGTCCGGGTCAGTGAAGTGCCGGGATCCGGAGGGGAGAATCGTTCCTCTACCAGTTGGCAAATACCAGAGCATTCAGGTGGGGCCGTTTGTCCTCCCGGATGCATTTGCCGCCGATCTGGCTGGTGAGCGGTGCGACGGCACCTATGAGGTAATGGCAGGGGACGCAGGACAGCAGCTGTTCATGCGCATCCCGGCAGCCTGGCTGTTCGACCCTGACAGGCCCTACCCGGTGTCGATCGACCCGACGGTGGTGCCCGGCGGTGACTACAGGGGCGTGTTCTCATACCTCCGCAACGTCGGGAAATTCTCTAATGGTACGCTGATAACGGCATATTACGACGGCAACACGCTGCGGTTCGTATACTCGACCGACAACGGGGCCACCTGGTCACCGCTTGGGTCCGGTGGGAGTCTGGCCGCATCGCACAGTTACGCCAGCTTTGATCTGGCGATTCATCACGATCGTGTCCATATCGTCTATGTCGATGCGGATACAAAAATCGGTGCATACCGTTGCGGCATTCCCGACGCATCGTATACAGGAATCACATGGGGGCCAGCAATTGGAACAGGCACGCGGTATCCAACGCTTGCGGTGCATGATGATGGAGCTGGCGGTTGGTACGCTCATGTAGTGGCGTACCTAAACGACCTGCAGTATACCCGGATCCACGGTAGTGCAGATGGCAGTTACAGCATAGAGGCAGGCCCGACAGCAATACTGTCCTGGGCCGCGGAGCCATCGTACCCATGTCTAACTGTTGACTCAGACTGGCTACTGCGCCTGACGGTGGAAAATGAGGAGTCCAACAACGACCGGCTGTATTACGTGGAGGCACCGTACAGCGCCGGCACCTGGACATGGGGAGCCAGAGAGGCGATCACAACAGGCGACGTATACGACCGTGGCCCACATGTGGTAAGTCCTGATGGTTCCGTGTACATTGCATACAACGAGGCAACCAGCAGCGCCGGAGCAATCCGAGTGCGTATGCGCAGTACGGGCGGCAGTTGGACCACAATCACTCCATCTGGACTGCCTGCCAAATTGGGAACAGCTGTTATGGCCCTGGCGAGCAGCGGCGACCTCTGGCTCGGATATGGCGGTCCTGACATCGGCGGGTTCAAATACATGGTGCGGAGCGCCGACGGTACATGGGGGCAGGCGGTCACAGTTAGCAGTGCATCAAATGTAGTGGGCATCAGCGCCACAGCTCTCGGGAACCTGGTAGTCGCCCTCTACATGGCCGGATCGACGCGTTCCTACGCCATCTACTCCCTGACCGTTGCATTCAACGCGGTCCCGCTGGAGCCAACCGTTGAGGTTCCTCCGGCGTTTGACGCGGCAGACGGTCTGGTCGTCACTGTTCGCCTGCACGACGAGGGCGACACGCTCAGCGGCGTCTATCTCCAGGTGGGACCTAGATGGTGGAATGGTTCCTCATTGGTTGACTCCGAACCGGGCGCTCCCATCCCGGCCAGCGGGACTGTTGCGCAGATCACCCTGCCAGGCGGTCTGTGGCAGGTGGGGCAGACCTACCAGATCACTGCTGCGACGGTTGATGCGAGCGGCGCTCGGGGCCCCTATAACTCGGTGCCGGTGGTGACCAGGGCGAGCATCAAACCGATAGTGGCAATCCTGGAGCCCAGAGATGGCGCCACGATCACCATGACTCGGATTCCCGTACGGGCCACGATGACAGTGGCATCTGGGGCGGCACCGGCCTCCTATCGGGTTGCAATTTACCGAGCGGATAGCGGGGAACAGCTACTGGCGCAGACATATGAGTCGAGCGGTGCTCTGGATATCGTCGCAGATGCTCAGCTACCGAATGGCATCGCAATTCAGTTGGGTATAACGCCGGTCGACAGCGATGGACTGGCAGGCGATGAACAGCGGGTCTCACTCACAGTGAGTTATGTTGCGCCGCAACCTGTATTCGGCCTCATGGCGATTCCCGATGCAACACAGGCGGCCATCCGGCTCCGGTGGAGCCCTGGGGATCAGCCTGACGTGTTCTCCGGCCAATATGAGGTCTACCGCGACGGAAAACGGATCGCACGGGTGACTCAGCCGGAGAGCGGAGATCCGATCTATATCGACCGGGCTGTCGCCTCAGGTGTGATCTACACCTACGCAGTCCGGGCTCTCGGCACAAACGGAACGGCCGGGCCATTTGCAGAGGTGCGGGGCGTCGTCGATTTCGAGGGCTGGCGGTTCACTCCGGTGGACAATCCGGGCAATGAGGTGCGGTTCGTATTCGACTGGCGGGCCCGGCGGCAGCGGGATGAGGATCGCCATGAGGTCCAGACCAGGGGCCGGTACCCGGTGGTTTTCCGAGGGCCCAGCCGTCCGTTCCGGCTGACCATCACGGCTGCCTATGACGGAGAGGGCGATCTCACAGTCCAGGAATGGGCCGACCAAATCTACTCGCTATCTGGCCGTCTCGGGTACCTGCGGGCGCCGGACGGCGGGATCTGGTACGGTGAACTGCATACGCCATCGGATGACTGGGATCGGCAACTCGCAGTGATGGCGAGAGTCATAACAGTGCAGTTTGTGGAACTGGGGCCTGTACCCGTTGAGGTATAGGCCCCTCTCCTATGGGGGTGATACGGTGCAGGCACTCACGGCAGCAGAGCGCAAATGGCTAGAGACGGCGCCCGTCCGGGAGAAACGGGTCCGGCTCGAACTGCTGGACAGCAACGAGAACGTGCTCGATGCTCTGGACCTGGATGCCTCGCCGGACGCCGGGCAGATCATGGACGGCGAGATCACGGCTGACACCACCCGGGACGTGCTCCGCAGTTTCAGCCTGACTATCGCCGACCCGAGAGGGTACTGGACCGCCGGCCCCGGTGCCCGGCTGTGGCTGGACCGCCGGGTGCGCCTCTCCGTGGGGTACGTAATCGACGGGCAGGTGCGGTACTGGCCGCAGGGCGTCTACCTGCTGGCGGCCCCCACCATCGGCGGGTCTAGCGGACAGCGCCTGGTGCGCCTGTCCGGCACCGACAAATCATCCCTGGTGAACGGTAGACCCAGGGGCGGACTGACCCGTGTAATCACCATCGCCCAGGGACGGCCGCTGCATCTGGCACTGGCCGACCTGATGGACATGCCAGAATGGTGCGAGACTCGCCGGAATCTCTCTCCCTCTGCAGTGACGCTCCCATGGCAGGAGTCCGCCGGACCGCCGTCCGGGACGCTCTGGGGGATGGCACAATCTGTTGCCTCCATTCCGGACACGCTCAGCGGCGGGGCGTCCATCTGGCGCCTGTATTACGACGTGAGGGGTTACGCCACGTTCGCTCCCGACCCGGACCCGCTCTACCTATCGCCGGTCTGGACATTCCGGCCCAACAAGAGCGGCGTCTCGCTCCTAATGGGCGCCCAGAAGGAGATCGACGACGGCGAACTCCGGAACGCCGTACTGGTTCGGGGCGGCAGCGCCAAGTCGGCGACGGTGGAGTACTTGGCTGCCGACAACAGCCAGTACCTCGGTGTGGAGGCAATCGGCTACCGGGTCAGCTATTACAACGGGGGCCAGGCAGACCCGCTCATTACCACCCAGGCGGAGGCCAAAGCGCGGGCAGAGTACGAGCTCCGCAAACTGTTATCCTGGCAGGAACGGATTCCTCTGGAGCTGGTCGAACTGCCGCCGCTGGAGCCGTGGGACGTGATTCGGGTGGAGGACGATCTCACCGGGATCAGTGATACCTACCAGGTGCTTCGCCTCACCCTGAAACTGACTAGCGAGGGCACGATGCAGGCTGAGGCCTGGCGAGTGAGGAGGCTGACGGCATGAATGACAGTCAGCAACTTGGCCAGTTCGTAGCTGAGATCACCCGCCGGGTGATTCGTCAGGCCCTCCAGGAATGGGCTGCTGGGCTGGCTGCCTACGGTACGGCCGGCACACCAGTCGATGATCCGGATGCTCCCAGCAGGCAGGTAGTGGATGTCACGATTGGCTCTACCACATGGCCGGCTGTCCCTGTCAGGCAGGGAGAGTCTATCGCCGCCGGCGACCGCGTTTTGGTCCTCATGCTGGGGCAGGCAAGTGTGTCCGGCTGGCTGGTGCTCAAGGCGTAGGGGGTGCAGAGCATGCTCAGATACCTAATCGGTCTCATGCTTGGTATCCTGGCGCATGAGGTGACGCCTGATCCGATTGTGATCACCGCAGTGCGGCAAGCTCCCCTTACGATCCGGGCACAGCGACAGCCGCCTCTCGTGATTAGCGCCAGGCGGCAGGAGCCGGCTGAGATCCATACGGCGGTGCGGGTGTTCTATTAGGAGGTGCTCAGGATGCGAGTCCTCTATGAGGGCGATACCATCCCTGTCAGGGTCTCGGTGGTGGATGAAAGCGGCGCGGCCCTGGACCTAACAGGCATGACGGTAACGCTGCGGATCGGTCTCCGCCCAGGGATCCCGGCCAGGTTGACCAAGGAGTTGAGAGTGACCGACGCGGCAGCTGGTATAGCAGAGACAACGCTCACACCAGACGAGACGACTGACCTCGTTGGCGTCGTCCACTACGAGGTTGTGATTCAGCCGGCGGACGGCACTGAAGAAGTGGTTGCTGTCGGATCGTGGCGGTTCGTCGATACGGTGCGGACGGGGGTGTAGCTATGATGCATGAGCAGAAGCCCATTACGCAGGTCAGGCGCATGGGCACTATCCCATACCTGGCTGAGGAGGACAGCCAGGGCACCCAGGTGGTGCCAACTCTGCCCTATCGGAAGCTGACCGATGGCACGTATGCGCCGGAGACTACCGCCGATCCCCCGGTGACAGACCCGGATGTGCCGGCAGGGCAGATCAGCCTCCTCAAGGGCCTGATTCAGCAGCAGAACGAAACGCTCCAACGGTTGGCTACCATCGAGGCGAAACTGCACGACAGGGTCGCTGTCGATGCGACACTAACTGGGAGTAATGTGTCGTTTGTCCAAAAACCTGATGTGGTGACTACAGACACAGTAATCACCGCAGGGTCCAACGTCATTTTCAAGGACACTGGCGATAAACCTTGGGTCCTAGGTTCCGGGCAACGGCGGGTAGCCGCAGGCTACAGCCTGGGCACTAACGCGAAATCGCGGTTGGTGGTTTTGTTCTACAGTGCAAAGTATCCAGCCAGTTACCCGCTGAAAGACGTCACACTAGTCGATAACACAGGAACGGCTGCAGCCTCTGGTGCCGGAATTACGGACGCTCTGTCAAACCGTTATGTCCTTCGGCTATTCAACACGGATTCGGTTGACATTACCCTTAAGGTTCTCACGCGGGCGGAGGTGGGCTAGATGAGGCTAATGGAAGCGCTTCCCCATGACTGGGAAAATATGATTGAGATACCTGTGGCGGCTGTTGGGCCGGACGGTACCCAGTACCCTGGTACGACCAGTGAGGCGTACCTGCGGACTGCGTTTGCCCAATTCGTTGACTTACCCGTGCCCTTGTCGGAGGCCGACTATCAGGCGCTTCTGGCTGCTAGCACTCATAATTGGCAGCTAAACTGGCGAGCATTCCGGGAGCAGGGCATCATCTAGCCCTGTCAAGGTAACGCAGGCGAATGTTTCAGTTTCAATTGAGCCACGGCTTCCCAGCCTAATGTTTTGCAGAGGCGCTCCGTCGAGGGGCGCCTCTTCGCGTGGGAACGGAGGGATTCCATGCCGTTCAAGGATTGGGACCAGACGTGCGCCAAACTGATTGGTTCGGATCAGCCGATTGAGGGTGTCGGCCTCGGCATTCCGCTGTCGAGGATCATCACGGTTCTGGAGGCAAACGGCCTCGAGACCAAGTAAGCCCGCCTCGAGTTGGGGCGGGCCTTGTCATGGGCGGGGAGCGCCCTGCGGAGGGGGGCATTCACGAGGTGGATGCAATGGAAGCCAGAATTGAGGCGCTGGAGAGGACTGTCGTCCAGCACGATAAGCGGATCGGCAAGCTTGAGCAGCAGCAGGCCGCCACCGAGGCCACTGCACAGGCGATGCAGCAGGACATCCGAGAGGCCAAGGAAGCGGCCCAGCATGCTGCCAGGGGCATCGACTCGCTCAGGCAGTGGATGTTGGCGACCATCGCCACAATCGCAACGGGACTGCTGATGGCCATCATCAACTACGTACTGAAGGGGTGAGATTGCATGGATCTGCCTACCATCGGCAACATCGCACCGGAAACGCTGGCCCTCCTCGGGTTCTGGCTGTTCACGGCGATCCAGTTCGCTAAGGGCAAGCTCTGGCCCGACAAATGGACGGCACTGATGTCTATCGTCCTGCCGTTCGCTCTGGCCGCTGTGGTGCAATTCGGCAACGAGATGGCAACCCAGTATGTCCAGCTGGTGGCGGTTCTGTTCCTCCTGGCGACCGGCACCTGGGCGATTAACAAGGCAGGGCGAGGCGATAGCCAGTGAGCAAGATCATCGTTTTGGACCCAGGCCATGACTACGACGATCCCGGCTCCACCCAGTATGACGGCGAGTCGGAACGGGCCTACACCCTCGCACTCGCACAGGCCGTCAGGGACCAGCTGCTGGCGCGGTATGACTGCCTTGTGTTCCTGACCCACGAGGGAACCGGTGCTCATCCTGGTAACGATCTGGACGCCGAACTCCGAGCACGGGCCGATGTGGCAAACAAGGCTGGAGCCGCACTGCTGGTATCCCTCCACCACGACGCAGGGCCGTCTACAGCCCGGGGTGGTAGCCTGTGGGTATGGTCCAGCAGAGGGATGCACCTCTCAGCGGAGCAGAACACGGCGCCCCGGTCCTATGCCTGCGCTCAAAAAATGGCGCCCATCATCCGAGACACACTAGCGGCCATCGGCATCCCGTGGCGGGGGCTGTACTCGTCTGACTTCGGGGTTCTGCGCTACTGCGATGGGCCGGCGGTCCTGATCGAGACCCATTTCGGTACCAACCCGGAGGACGACGCCCTCATGGACGATCCGGCCAACGTCCGGCAACTGGCGGCGGGCATCGCCCGAGCCATCGCCGCGGCGGTGGACCTGCCGGCGGCATCCCCATTCTCTGACGTGCCGGCCGATGCCTGGTACGCCCAGGACGTGGCCGATCTGCGGGAGATGGGCATCATCAACGGTGACCCGGACGGGCGGTTCCGGCCCGATGACCCGCTGACCCGGGCAGAGGCGGCACGGTTGCTGCGGCTGGCCGTCCGGTATATCACGGGGCGATGACCGTGCCGACGGAATACCGTCTCGTAATCACCGGGCGCCCCGTACCTGCCCAGCGGATGACGCAGCGTAGCAAATGGAGCCGGCGCTCCCGGCGCTCCCTCGACTATCAGGGGCTGGTGGCGCGGGCGGCGCTTCTGGCCCGCCTGCCCCGGCCCCTGCCATGGGAGTATGTGCAGCTGGAGGCGACCGTCTACCTGCGGCCGACCAAGGACGGGCGCCTCCCCGGCAATCGCGGCGACGGTGATAACTACCTCAAGGCCCTGGCGGATGGACTCCAGTACGCCGGTGTGTTGGCTAACGACAAAGTAGCAATAGACGAGTCGGTATGCATAAGGCCCGCCCTCAACGGAGAGGAGCGGGCCGAGGTCATATTGAGGGAGGTTAGGTTCCATGACTGATCTGCAGGTCATCTATGAATTCTTGGCATCGCAACTGCCGCAGGCTATCGTAACGGAGGCCCTGGCCTACGCCGCGGTGACCACCGCCCTGGTAGGTCTGCTGAAGCTGATCCCGTGGGTGGAGGAGCGCAAACGGTGGGCCGCCCCCGTCGCCGCCCTGCTGATCGGCCACGTGTTCGGCTGGGTGACGGTGGGGTTTGACCGTACCCAGTGGCTCCTTGCTGTCGGCGCCGGACTGGTGATTGCTCTGGCCTCCATCGGTGGGTTCAGCGGCGCTAAGAACGTAGTGCAGGGTAGCCACGGCAGCGAACAGGCAAGGGGTGCGGCCTAGTTGGACCGGAAGCGGGCTGAGGTGATTCTGCGGGAGGTGGTCATCTGATGCGGTACGTGCAGGCGGTACTGCCGACTGACCTGGACCGGGTAGACCTTTACTGCGTCAGTGACGTGCACCGCGGTAGCCCCTATTTCGCGGAGCGGCAGTGGTACGCCCTGCTAGACCGCATCAAGAATGACCCACATGCCTACATCGTGTTCGCCGGCGACGGCGTAGAGGCCGCTCTGAAGTCCTCGAAGTACGGCGAAACGTATGCGACCATGCGGCCACGTGAGGAACGCCGCCAGTTGACCAAAGACCTCCGGGACGTGCGGGACAAGATCCTGCTGGTCCTCCCCGGCAACCATGACTCCCGGGCGGAGAAAGACAGCGACGAGAACGTCATGGAGCGCGTCGCGGAGGACCTGGGCCTGTGGGACCCCGACAACCCGGAGCAGGGCCGGTTCGATCCTGTCTCTGCCGTGCTGGAGGTGCAGTTTGGTACTCGCAAACACCAGACCGGCCGCCGCAACTCGTTCATCTTCTATGTAACGCATGGACACGGCGGCGGGCGGCGTCCGGGCGGCAAGATCAACCGGATCCAGGAACTAGCCTGGGTAGTGGACGGGGTGGATGGGTACATCCAGGGCCACGTTCACAGCCTGAGCAGCTACATCGACTACCGGCACAGTCCGGATCCCCAGAATAAGGTGATCCGCAAGCGCGCCGTGGCTTATGTCATCGCCGGCTCGATGCTGGACTACGGCGGCTATGCTGAGAAAGCCATGTATGCCCCGAACGCCATATCCATGCCCATTCTGCGCCTGTTCTCGCAGACACGGAACGACGTATTCAAACCGATGGACGTGGTGCTGCCTACGTCTATCCGGACACGCTCCGCATAAAGATAGCCCCCATCTCCTACGTGGAGGTGGGGGCTTTTTCAGTTTCGTTTTTCTCGGTGGTGACGGTTAGTATCCTGGCCTGTAGATCCTTTGCCTTCGGCAGCTCAGGCAGATTGGCCAACTGGATTACTTCGGGATAGAGGGTCAGAAAGAAGTATGCTGGCGAATTCCGGTAGTGGTGACGCAACGGGCCGCCCAAACGGTGCTGCTCGAACCACCGCTTCCGGCAGACCTGAGGGGCCTCCTCCAGGGTGATCCCCTCTTGCCCCAGTACATAGCGAAATATAGCCCGTACGTTGTTTTCGTCAGCCCAGAAGCCGTTTGGCAGCTTCTTGGCGGACTGCCAGGCAGGAATGGCTTTGAGCCCAGCCAGGGCCACCCGGTAGCTGCCGAACAGCTGGCGAATGGCAGACCGCAAGGCTGGATACTTGCGGCTGATGACTGAAAAGCGCATGTCCTGTCCCTCGGCCTGCAGCTGCGCCAGCTTGGACAGCACGAGATCATGAGTCCAGTGAGTGTATTGCCACGTCACGGGGATCCCGGCGGCCTCCACGGCAGCCGTCCAGGAGCCAAACTCCCGGACGACCGCCTCATACATCCCATAGGAGCCGTGTTTTATCACCGCACGGGTGGTTGGGGCATCACCAGCTGCGTAGATCGCCTGGAGCGTCTGAATGATCGCCTCCCGAGTCCATCGGCGCATTTTCGGGAACCTCATCACCGTTGCTGGGTCGATGCCAGCGGCACTCAGTGCCTCACGATAACTGCCGAACTCCTGGAGGGCTTCCAGATAGAGGCGTTTGCGCGTTCGGTTAAGCGCCCGTGGAGCGAGGTTGTGGCCAGTGCTGTGTAGTTGCTGCAGCGCCCCGAGGATCGTCTCACGAGTCCACTTCGGATTCTTCACCGGCCTCATCTCGAATGTAGAAGTACCGCTGCACCGCCGTCCTGGCATCTTCTGTCAGGTCGCCAGCCCAGAACCGCTCTGCGGCGTCCACCAGGGCCAGACAGGTAAGGCGGTCCAGATTCTTGAGCCGCTGGACCAGGGCGGCGCCATCAACGTTCCACTTTGTGCCCAGCCCATCCAGGCGAATACCGTCCTCCACTTCGGCCCACAGAAAGGCAGCAGACGAGACATCCATCAGAGTGCCGTTGAGCACATCACAGATGAGGCAGGCCTCGCCAGTGGTTAGCGGAATCTCCCGGAGGGCCAGCTTGTACAGCTCATAGAGCCGGCTCAAATCCCGGGCAATAGTGGTGGAACGTTCTCGACCGCCTTTGGCTCGAGCGGTTATCTCGTCGGCAAGTGCCGGAGGCACGGTGATGGTCCAACGGGGATAGGTTGCCATGGTATCTCCTCCTAGTCGTCTTCTTCATTCTTCGTCTCAGCTTCCTTACGAAGCTGGTTGCGCAGCTCATCCAGATACTCACGGGTGCGAATCAGCACGACGTTATCTTCCCTGGCCTTGGCTTCCCACTTCTCCGCCACGGCGTCCAGCTCCTCATCAGTGGAGCTGGCCGTCACCTCTTCGGGAGGCCAGTCGCCAAACCAATCACCAGCATCCCAAAGCCCGCACTCAAGCGAATCCCTCCAGCCATCAAACCACTGCCGAACTTCGTCGTCTGCATCCTGAGCGTCCTTGGTCATGCGGCAGACATGGTTGTTGCCGTCCCAGATGATCGATGCGCCAGCCAGAATCCGCTCCAACATGGCGTCCAGCGCACCCCCGTTGATAGCCTCGGTCATCGCCTTAGCGTCGGCATATACTGGGACTTCCCACCGCCGAACGATACCATGCCAGACCCGGAAATCAACGGCCTGTTCGCACTGGCAGCGCCATTCAAACCAAACCCGGCCGTCTTCTGTATCCAGGCAGAAGTACACGTCCTTCGGTGCCAGCACGCTGGCTGACGGATCAACCTCCATCAGCCCCAGCGGTTCCAGCGGTTCTACCCAAAACCGTACCATCAGGCTTCCCTCCATTCTCCACGGGGTCCATCCCAGATGATCACGCTACCGTCTGTTAGGACGATGATGTCGCTCATACCGCTCGGGTCGGCTTCCGCCGTGGCGTCCTCATCGAGGAGTCCACTCTGGCGGATGATGTCCTCCCACTCGTTGTCGCCCTTGTACTCGTTAAGGGCCTTGATCAGCTCGTCCTTCGTCATCCATGATCTCCTTTCTAGGCGACCCGGGCTGCTTCCCGGATGCGCCCGATGATGACCTCGGCAAACTCGGGGTCGATGTTCTTGCTCTCGAACCGGCCGGTGGTGAGGTCAAACCAGATCTTGCCGTTCAGCTTGGAGAGATAGTGCCGGGCGCTGTTGTTGCTGATGCGCTCGCCGTCAAGTGTTGCGCTGCAGATGTTGCCGGTCTTGTAGTAGCTGAGCTCGAGGCCGAACCAGGTGGCGAGATCGTTGAAGTAGATCCGGTCCATGCCGTTCTTCTGCCAGCGGTTGCCGATCTTCGTGAGGCGGTGCTCGGCCCAGGCCTGACGCAGCCCGAGCGCCAGTCGAGCCTGATAGTCGCCCTCGCACTGCCGTGCGATCTCGTGTGCCCGCTTCATGATCTCCTGCAGCGTCATTCCGGGTCAGCTCCTCTCATCGCCGTCTTTCTGGCTTCATTATAGTGTGATCCTGGTATGAGTGCAATATGATTTTGCATGAATGGTTGGCATACATGCTCCTCATTTCATGCAAGCTGCGCATAGAAAAGGCCGGGCGCTGTGGCCCGGCCTTGAAAACGGATTCGACTTGCTAACAGATGTGCTAACCAAACCGGCGGTGTTAGCTGGTGTTACGCGGTTTCCAGAAGTGAAACAGAACTGTACAACTGTTGATGCGTGTGCGTTTGCGGGTTTTGGCGGTTACTGATGGCGATGGAGCACAGAACCAGGGGTATCGCCGGACTCTCACACGGAACCCGCATGGCTGTAGGGCTGTGCGGGTTTTGTTATGCCCGAAACCCCACTTTGCTAACAGATCTGCTAACATACCCTTTGGGGCCGGCGTTTTTGGCTTTCCTGCCCGTCTCCTTTCCCTGCTCGGGCGCCTCCTGAGCAGCAGATCGGAACGCCGGAAACCTGCATGGCATAAGGGTTTGAAGGCGTTCATGTTAGCAAAAACCTGCTAACAACCAACTTGCTAACACCACTGCGCCATTTAATGCACCGGGCGTTCCTGCGGCGCTTCCGGTGCTTCTGAGACGGTGAAGATTTGCTGGATGGCAGCGGCTGCCTGGCGCTTGCGCGCCTCGAAAATATGGGTGTAGATGTCCGACGTAACATCCATGCTCGAGTGCCCTAGCAGCTCTTGCACGAGTTTCATGTCGCCTGTCGCCTCATACACAATAGAGGCGTATCCATGGCGCAGGCAGTGAGGGGTCACGTTGGGGAACCCGGCCCGTTTGGCGGCGTCCGCGAACGCACTGCTGAATGTGGTTGGCCGCCAGTAGTCTCCAAGACCGTTGTCGAATACCAGGTCCCGGTCTACCCAGCCGGCCCCCGCCTCACGCCGGCGCTGTTCCTGCTGAATCCTGTATACCCGGAGGGCGTCCACAGCCAGTGCTGGGAGAGGAATGTCGCGGATTGAGGTCCTGGATTTGGGCTGATCTACCGAGAGGGAGCGACCAACCCGGACGAGGTTTTCCCGGACGTGCAACACTCCATTGCCCAGGTCTACGTCAGACCACCTCAGAGCCAGGAGTTCACCACGGCGAATGCCAGTCGTGCCGAGGATCAGGGCGGGAGCCGCCAACCTGGTGCCGGCCAGTGCGGACGTCAGCCGCCTGAACTCCTCGTCGGTCAAAATGCGTTTCGGTTTGGAGTCGCCACGCGGTTTCGGAACGAGGTCCACTGGATTCCGACTGATGATCTCATGTTTCACCGCCCAGTCGAAAGCGGAATGCAGCATGGAATGAATAATGCCGACCGTCTGCGGCGCCAGTCCCGCCCGGCGTCTCGGCTTTCGTGTGATCTTGTCTAGGAACTCCTCGATGTGGTAGCGTCTTACCTCAGAGACTCGCATGTTGCCGATGCCCGGGTTGATGTATTTCCTGATGCGGGATTCATACTGGTAGGTGGTTGACTGTTTCCGCTTGTCAGCCGTGGCCTCCATCCATCGACCCATCAACGCGGCGACGGTCATATGCCTGTCATTCGGGAGTTCATCCTGGTCCCGTTGCACGGCCAGTTTCCGGGCGGCGGCCTCTGCCTCCCGCTTGGTCGTGATCGACGGATCGAGAGCGATCCATCGCTGGTCTCGTGTTCCGTCAGGGCGCCTGCCAGCATCGATAACTGCATACCACCGCCCCTTTTTGCCGCGCTGGCGTACGTGGTAGCCTGCCATAATTCCCTCCTCCTATTCTATTTGACACGAACAAATGTTTGGGTTATGATGGGTGCTGACGACAGAATTCCTCCCAGCGGAGGAGATCATTGGGGTCAGTATCCAGAGCTCGGGCCAGATAGGGCAGCATCTCCCAGGTTGGCCGGATGAGGCCCCGCTCCAGATTCGACACCCAATAATTATCCACGTTGTATCCCAGCAGTTGGAGTCGGATCGCCAGCTGCTGTTGAGGCAAACCTGCGGCCAACCGCTTCTCCCTGAGATAGCGAAGGTAATGGACGGTTCCGAATACATATATTGTCCGATAGCTAAACGGTGGAGGTGCTGCTGCATGCCGACTGCGCAATCGAGTGACGCCGGGAAACCGGAATGGACCACTACGCTACGGTTGATCGTCGAGGACATGATCCGGGCTGGGCGCCACCGCATCACCGATGTCCTAATCGACATGCTTGAAGACGACTCCAGCGACTCCGCGGGATGTCGATCTACGTCGTCAGGATGATTCTGGCTGGTTCCGTTGTGACTGCCTCCGTTCCCAAAGTTCTCCTATTTGCCGGACCAACGCCAAAACTTCATCTGGGCCAAGGCGGCGTCGGGCCGCTTCTATGAACACCTGCTCCCATCCCGGGGGCAGGTTTTCGTATCTCTGAGGATTGTCTGTTTCCCCCAGTAGGTAATCCACGGATACTCCGTAGCGTTTTGCTATTCGCGACAGGCTGAGTGCATCCGGCTCCCGCCGGTTGTTCTCCCAATTAGCAACGGAGTTAACGGAAACACCCAAGTACTCAGCCAGATCACGTTGCGTATCGCCGTATGCTTCTCGACATGCGCGCAGCCTGTCGCCTCTCATTGCGTGCCCCCCCTTGATGTAATGCTGATCGGCCTCACAGTATTGCTACTACTATCCTAACAGATGTTATAGTGCTTTTGTACCCAATGTATGTTATGGCTTGACCCCAAACACCGTTAGGGTTACGATGGTGCCAGAAACCCAAACACATTTGGGGGTGACGGCATGACGAGATTGCGGGCGCTGCGGTTGGAGCGGGGGCTCACGCAGCTGCAGCTGGCTTCGCTGGTCGGTTGTTCCGAAACCGCGATCTATTACCTGGAACATGGCCAGCGCCGCCCCAGACTGAGCCTTGCCAGGCGCATAGCAACAGTGCTGGGGGTACCGATTGAGGACGTGTTTCCAGAGGAGGAAGAGGAACATGACGCACAAGGCCAGTCGGACGCAGCTGCCGAGACTAGAGGACTTACCCGAGATCCTGACACCGATGCAGATCGCGGAGTATCTGCAGCTGAGTCGTAACACCGTCTACGCTCTCCTGCGCACCGGCCAGATTCGGGCCGTGGGCGGCAACGGGCCGAATCGGTTCTGCCGGAGCTGGAGGGTCAGCAAACAGGCCTTGCGGGACTATCTGGACGGAGGGCAGACAGCATGAACGAGCTGCAGATTCTCACGTTCCAGGGCGCCAACATCCGCATGGTCCTACGGGACGGGGCGCCCTGGTGGGTGGCCCGGGATGTGTGCGAGACCCTGGGTGTGGCCAACTACCGTGACGCAGTGGCCAGACTGGACGAAGACGAGAAGGATGCCGTCGGGATTCCCGACGCCATCGGCCGACTCCAGGAGGGCGCCATCGTCAACGAATCCGGCCTATACCGCCTGATCCTCGGAGCGAGGATGAAACACGATGGATCGCCCGAGAGTGAGGACCGCAACGCCAGAGTGACGGCGTTCCGGCGGTGGGTGACCCACGACGTTCTGCCCTCCATCCGCCGGGACGGTATGTACGTGACGCCGGAACTGCTGTTCAACCCCGAGCACCTGTTGCGGGTGACAGAGAGGCTGGTTGAGGAGTACCACGCCCGCCTGGCCGCCGAGGCCCGGGTGCAGGAGCTGGCCCCGAAGGCCGAGTTCCACGACAGGGTTGCCTCCTCACAGAATGCCCAGAGCATCCGGGAGGTAGCCAAGATCCTCGGGACCGGCCAGAACCGGCTGTTCGCGTGGCTCAGGGGTCAGCGCATCCTGATGAGCGACAACACCCCCTATCAGGAGTACCTGGATCGAGGTTATTTCCGGGTGATCGAGCAGGTCTGGACAGACCGCCAGGGCAATCAGCATCCCACCACCAAGACGCTTGTCACGGGCCGGGGGCTGATCTGGCTGCAGAAGCGGTGGGATGCGGATCATCCACAGACTGAGAATCGGGCGCTCCGGGTAGTGCAGTGAGAGGGGGACGGCTGATGGAGAGACGGATAGTGCTGCTGACCGAAGAGGACGTGGGGCAGCTGACGGATGCCGCTGTCCTGCTCAACCGGCTCCAGATCCTCGGAGTGTACTGGAACAACGGCGCATGGCAGTTCCAGGTGGACCATGAGGTGCTGGTGCAGGCCGCACACATGACCGGTTCTGAGATGGTGATTCAGCACGAGGAGAGGGACGGTAGCGCCCATGTGATGGTCGACGTTTCCGGCATTCAGCTGGTGGCCGTGTTCCGGCCCTGGGAACTGCCGGCCTGGGTGGAGCGGAGGTGACGGGCATGGCTGCAGCATGGGACCCTCACGACCTGGATCGGTTGGCCGCCGCTATTGATACGCTGCGTGATCTCGAGGTCTGGTCTGTGGCTCTGGCCGGCGTCAAATCGCCACGGGTCCACGTATCCAGGGACACACTCGCACAGATCGCCCGCATCACCCGGATTCGGCCCACTGCCGAGCCTCGCCCCGAGTGGGGCAACTACGAGGCAGTTATCACGTTTGGCTCGCACCTGCGGCTCTGCGCCATTTTTGCGGCGGACCAACTGCCGGAGATCGGCTACCGGGTGCCCGAGATGCCGCGGCCGGTACCCATCGAGGAGGCGACTCAGCATGGCTAACATGCCAGCCAACCCTGATCCCGGCACCGTGCTGGAGCAGGTTGTCATCCACGGCGACCTGTCCAAACTCAGCCCGGCGGATCGGGTGCGCTACTACAAGGCAGTGTGCGAGTCGGTCGGGCTGAATCCACTGACCAAACCATTCGACTACATCCAGCTCCAGGGCCGGCTCACCCTCTATGCCAAACGGGACGCAGCTGACCAGCTGCGCCGCATCCACGGCATCAGCATTACCAAATTGGAGCGGGACTACCAGGATGACATCTACGTCGTGACGGCTTACGGCCAGGACAAGAACGGCCGGGTTGACTCGGCAACAGGCGCTGTGAGCATCGCCGGACTCAAAGGCGAGGCCAAAGCCAACGCCATCATGAAGGCCGAGACGAAGGCCAAGCGCCGTTTAACTCTCTCCCTCGCCGGACTGGGCTGGCTGGACGAGACGGAGACCGATTCCATTCCTGATGCAGTGAAACCGTCCACGGTCGAGGTGGACGGCGTGATCGACGCCAGGCCGGCGCCGCATACGGAGCCTCGCTGCACCAAGGAGGATTACGACCTGCTGGTGTCCACCGCCCAGGGCGGTGGGTGGACCGAGGATGACGTCAGGGCCTGGATGCGTGAGCGGGGATATCGCTCGATCAGGCAGGTGCCGGCGTCGGTCCTCGGTGCGGCGTTCGACTATTTCACCCGTCAGCGTGAGGCCACAGAGGAGGCGACCGCCAATGACAGCGCAGACGGAGACGATCAGGCCGACGGGACTGATACATGATGGCTGCGGCGGGCAGATCGTGGAGGTCCGGCAGACTGAGACGGTGGAGGCCGGCGGGCACGTGATGACCTACACCTGGACGGAGGAGCACTGCCAGCGGTGTGGCGCTGATATGTGGGATCTCCTACGAGAGGAGGCACAGACATGCTGAACGTTGTGGTGCTGATCGGGAGGCTCACCAAGGACCCTGAACTACGGTACACGCAGTCCGGCAAGGCTGTCGCCACGATGCGGCTGGCTGTGGACCGGGGCTACACCGGGCCTGATGGCCAGCGTGAGACCGACTTCATCGATGTGGTCGTTTGGGACCGTCAGGCTGAGTCCGTCGCCAACTACCTGCAGAAGGGGCGCCTCGTGGCGGTACAGGGGCGGCTGCAGATCCGCTCCTACGAGAACCAGGACGGCCAGCGCCGTGATCGGGCCGAGGTGGTAGCCAACCAGGTGCGGTTCCTGGACAAGGCCCCGACCAGCGGCGGCGCCCCGACCCAGCAAGATGATCTGCCGGCAGACGATGACGACGTGCCGTTCTAAGGAGGTGCGCTAGATGGCTGAGACGATCGCAGCGGCCCCTGATCCGATCACCCTGCCGGTGGATCTGGACCAGCTGGAGGATGTGCTGACCGCCTACGCAGAGGAGGGGCAGGAGACACCCCAGATCCTCCTGCCCACCCTCGCAGATGCACAGCGGGCGGCGCGGAGACTGGCGGAGATCCGGCGGGACCAGCAGGCTCTCGCTGAGGTGTATGACGCCGAGGAGCAGCGACTTCACCAGGAGATCGAGGCTCTACGCCAGAGGCGGGAACAGGCCATGAAACCGTTTGACCGCAGGGCGTCATGGTACGAGGCGGCGCTGGAGGCATTCCACCGTGAGCAGCTGAGGCAGAATCCCCGGGCGAAAACGATCAGGCTTCCGGCTGGAGACCTCTGTCTCCGGGCCCAACAGCCTGAGTGGGACTACGGCGATGAGGACCGCCTAGCCGATTGGCTGGCGCTCAATGTGGGCCCACAGTACGTTCGCAAGCGGCTCACCGTGGACAAAGCCAAGCTGAAGAAGGCCGCCAGGGTCATCGGCGGCAGGGCGGTGCTGGTAGATGAGGAGACAGGCGAAATGCACGAGCTGCCCATCACGGTAACGGAGCGGCCGCCCAGGTTCGAGTTCAAGCCAGCCGACTAGGGGGTGGTGCGGTGGCATGGATCGAGAGCCACCAGGAACTCGGGCGCCATCCCAAAACCCGGAGGTTGGCTAGGCAACTCGGCGTCTCTCTCCCGCAAGCTGTCGGCCACCTGCATTACCTGTGGTGGTGGGCGTTGGATTTCGCCCAGGACGGCGACCTGACTCGGTATGACGATGCAGACGTGGCGGACGGCGCCCTATGGGATGGAGACCCGGAGGCGTTTATAGTGGCTCTCCAAGATGCCGGGTTCCTGGATTCAGATCGGAGATTACACGACTGGGACGACTACGCCGGTAGACTCATCGAGCAACGTGAGCAAAACCGGGAGCGCATGAGAAAGGCACGTGCCAGACGAGCAACAGCACGTGCTGAGCATGTGCAGGACACGTGCGGCGAACGTGCGGCGAACGTGCACCGCACGTGCAGCGAACGTGCAGGGCTACCTAACCTAACACAACCACAACCTAACACTACAGTACCTAAAGAAGATGTTGTTGTTGTAGTTACGCCGCCGCAGTCCGAAAAACCGGCCGATGACGAGGCCAAGCAGCGCTGCCTTACCTACATCAACCAGCGCCTGCCGACATGGCCGATGGCCGGGGAGAAATACAAGGATCTCCTGGAATACGGCGACACGCTGGGTTGGGATCTGGTCAGGGAGGCAGTGGAGCGCACTCTGGCAGCCGGCAATACGAGACTGCAATACGCGCTCGGGATCCTCCGCAACTGGGAGATGGACGGGATCCGCTCCATGGATGATTTACACGCCAACGAGGCCATAAGGCGAGCGGCCCAGGCCGAATCCACCAGGAAGGAGGCCAGCGGTAATGATCAAGCGACTAGGGGACGTACTCGGCGTCCAGAGCCTGCCGGCGTCAACGGCAGCGAGCGAAGCAAATGGGTCGACCCATCAGCTTACGAATGAGGACATCGAGCGGATCCTGGCAGACCCGGGCGCTTATTTCGAGGCGTTGGGACGCCCTCGGTGGACCTGCTCCGTATGTGGGACAACGTACAACGGGGTTGTGATGCGGAATCCAGCACTGCCTGGCGGACTGTTCGTGGTTAAGCCCCCGGTGAAAGGCCACTGCCCGCAGTGTGAAGAGGCTGAGTTCCGGAAGCGCCAGGAGCAGCGAGAGCGTGAGGAAAAGCGCCGGGTAGCGGATCTCTTCTTGCGGTGGAGCGACATCGGCCCCAGCTACCTCCGCTGCACCTTTGACAATTTCGAACCCCGCAAGGGCACTCGGGCTGCTTTAGAGGCCGCCCGGGCATTTGCGGAGCGGCTGCGCAGGGGGGAGGACGGCGGCCGGTGGCTCCTCCTCTTCGGGGATCCAGGGTGCGGCAAGACGCATCTCGGAATGGCGATCCGCAACGCGGCGGAGGAAGCCGGCCTCCTGGCTATCGCTACGACCCAACCGCACATTTTGAAAGAGATCCAGGCAAGCTGGCGGCGGCGGCCGGCGGACGCATCGCCTGACGACCGGAGCGAGGACTGGATGCTGGAAAAGCTCCAGCAGGCACGGTTCCTCCTCCTGGATGACCTCGGGCCCTGGCGGGAGTGGGCTGACCACGTGATGTTCACCATCATCGACGGCCGCTACCGCAACTACCGACCGACCGTGTTCACCTCAAACTACACACCCGAGGAACTGGAGCAGATCATGGGGAGGCGCCTGTGGTCCCGATTCGCCGCCCGTACCGAGATGGTGCCGGTGACGGCCACTGACTACCGGATCGAGGTCGAGCGGCAGCAGCTAAGGGGCGGTGGTAGCGGATGATGCAGTTTGTGGTCCGCTACACCGACCCCACCGGGAAGTGGGTCGTGGAGGAGTTCGGCACCGACATTTGGCGGGCGACGGCGCGGCAAATCGCCCTGGGTCAGGATCGAGCCCGTCGGATCGAGGCCGGAGACGAGGCAGTCATCGGATTCCCATACCTGGAGATTGAGGGAGGTGGCGGCTATGAACCCAGCAGCCAATCGTCAGCTTGACTACGCCATGGGTCTCACCGCCGGCCGGCAGGTCACGTACCTGGAGCGTCTGGACACCGCAGAGCAATACCTGCTCCGGCGCATTGAGGCATGCAAGCGGCTCCAGAAGCGGCTGCTGGACACCGAGACAGACTTCTTTGTCCAGGCGATTCGAGCGGGAGCGACTGAGGCCCTCGGTCAGGTACGCCAGGAACGGAGCCGGTACCTTGCCGAGGTGACCCGGCGGGCTCTCATGAGGGAGGCGGTGACGCCATGACGTGCCGGGAGATCGGACGGAGGCAGCTATACCGCGGCATCTGGGTGATGTGGCGCAGGCCGTGGTGGCGGTGGCTGTGGTGAGACGTACAGCACTCCGCCGGCATTCGCCCTTCCAGCCCCGATCCCGGATCAGGCCTCGTGGGCGCAGGGCTCGGCGCCTCCATGCAGCTGACTACCGTCAGGAGCAGACAGTCCACTCGATGCCATGCGTCTGCGGGTGCGGCGCTGTGACGGGCGAGGTAGCTAGGGCTCACCTGGTACGGCGCAACGTGGAGAGTGTCCGCAACGAGCCATGGAACAACCTCCCCGCCTGCTGGTGGCTGGGAGAGTGGCTGGATCACACCCCGGATGGTGTGCAGTGCAAGAAGAGCCTTTGGGCCCTCGCAATCGGGCTGGGCCGGCGGCTGGAGGCCAGGGACGTGCAACCGCTCCTCCAGGAGTGGGGCTACTACGAGTGGAGACGGCGGTCAGGAGGAGGCTAGGAACTATGCGCTGCAAACACTGCGGCCAGAACACGGTTAGATACAGCATTGAGCATCACAGGTACGAGTGCACCGCCTGTGGCCATATGGAGGCGGTGAGGCCGGAACTGACATTGTGCTCCTACTGCTCCAAGCCGATTACCCGTTATACCTGGTTCGATCCGAGCGGGTGTCCGCACTGCCGCCATTCGTTCGTGGACTGAGGAGGCCGGACTATGACTGAGAACATCGCCCGCCGCATCATGACAGACCCGACCGTCTCCCCGGAGGAGCGCCGCCTGGCCCAGTTGTGGCTCCGCCAGCGCAGGCTGTTCCCCGGAGATGGCCGGTGGTGGCGGCAGGAGGCATGGCGGCAGAGCCCGGCCGTCACGGACACGCCTGGGCGGTTGATGGGCTCCATCGCTGAGTTGCTGGCGGCGAAACGAGGTGAGGTGGCATGAGCAGAGGCTACTGGTACGCAGACGATGCGACGCTGTTGGCGCTCTACGAGCAATTAGGGAACATTGCAGCAGTCGCCCGGGTGATTGGGTATGTGGATCCTAATTGGGTGCGGCGCCGATTGCGGCGGTTGGGTGTACCCCCTGGCAAACCGGGGCGGCCCAAGAAGGAGACGCGCAAGGTTCCGGACCTCAAGCGTGACCACAAGATGGCAACGCCAGGGCAAGTGAAGTTCCTGCGTTTTCTGCTACTCGAGGCGGACAGCGAGGTCAACGAGGAGCGGCTAGCTGGTTTGACCCGACGCGAGGCCAGCGAGGAAATTTGCCGCCTGCTGGAAGAGGTGAGTTGACTATGCAGTTGACTGAGCAGCAGCGGGCCGAGTTGGAGCGGCGTGGGTGGCGCGTGAAGTGGCGCACAGGTAGTTTCGAGACCTGGGAGCACCCGGCGTACTCGGTTGGCGTCCATGTCTGGGCCAACGGTGAGATTGGCGCGATGGGTAACATCGGTGAGGTGTTGGAGTTTGCCGCCGCCGTTGGGTACGCCCCTCCCGGCTACCGCCTCGTGCCGGAGCATGTGGCGCATGAAGCTATTCAGCAGGCGCTTGACGATCAGAACGACGGATATGTGTGGGTGCCCTTTGATACATGGGAGGCCCTTGTCTCTGCCCTAGAGGGGGAGGAGAAGCGGTGAGCGAGTATACGCTGTACGCCCACAAGCAGGCTGCTGGCAGAATCATGGCCACGTACCAGTTCGGTCGTCATGGTTGCACCGCTACGAGAGTGTTCGGCGAAGTGTACGGCGACTGCAGCGCAGAAGCGCAGGCGCACGCCGAGCGGGTTTCCGCCTGCTGGAACGTCTGCGCGGGCATTCCCACCGGGGCCCTGGAGGCTGGAGTTGTGGTGGTGCCTGCAGAGACAGTGCACGAGTATATCGAAGCTCGGACGCTCATGATGGCCGGACAGCCGGGAGCCATGAAGCGGTACAGCCAGGCAGATGAACAGTTGTGGCAGGCTTTGATGTCGGCTTTCGCCCGCTTCCAGCAGAGCGGGGGGTGCAGTTCATGACAGTTCAGATTTTGCCGCGAGGCCGACTTGCCCAGGTGCGATCCTGGATCCACCTGATCGGTGAGGAGAAATGGGTCAGCGCAGGCCCATGCGCACGCTGCGACGGCAGCGGCGTGGTCGATACCTGCCCTCCTGAATGGTGGGACGACGAACGGGACGGGCAGTGGGACGGACAGGACGACTGCCCGGAATGTGGTGGATCTGGTGAACGTGGTTATCCGGTCTACGAGGTGCATGAGCGGCGGTGTCTGCCGGCACGGTTTGAGCAGATGGGAGTGAATGATCGTGACCGATAAGCAGGATGGGACTGAAGTCCGGCTGTTCCGAGTCTGTGATGACGATAACGGCTGTGATGATGAATTCGACACTCTGGAAGAAGCGTTGAAGTACGCCGAAGAACAGGTGAAGGCGTACCGTGACGCCGCTTACTGCGACGGCGAATGGTGCGGCAGCGAACGTGTGGACGTGTATCGAGGGATCAGGCGGTGGTCACTGCAGCCGGTGACAGGGCCGAGTGGCGCGACGCACGACGAGAACGGCTATGAGTACATGGACCTGGTCGAAGAGGAACTGCCGCCTGTGCTGACTCTGGAGATGGTG